GGGCGGGTGGGCGCCCCGGCGCGCGCGCAAGGCTTGCGCCGGATCACACCACCACCTCGATCCGTGCAAAAGGTCCCGGCCCCACCACATCCGAGATTTGCGCCACTTCAAGCGCAAAAGCAGACCCGGCCCCATCGCTCTCTTGCATCGCGGCGCTGTAGCTAAACTGCGGCGCGTCCAAGGTCTGTTCGCGTAAGATCTGACTGCCCACAATCACGCGCAGAAGGTAGCGCTCGTAGGCCTCAGATAGCGGCACATCTGCACGGCCCCATGCGTCTCCGCCCTCGCGGGTGCGGCGCAGCCAGCTTACCACCAAATCCCCTGCGGCGTTCGGGCGCGCGCGCAGATGCGCCGGACGATAGGGCCGCAAGCCCACACCCCGCGCCGTCAGGCTAAAATCGCGTTGGCTGGCATCATCAATCGGGCGGGCGGCAGGGCCAATACGGTAGCCCCGTTCAATTCCCAACATATCGCGCGGCAGCGGAATCTGCGTCAGGCGGTTATTTAGCACCACCACCACCGATCCTTCGGGCCATGTCGCGGGCATGACCCCGTCGCTGCCCTGTTGTCCGCGCAGGCGGCCGCGCAACAGATACGTGTCAGGGGCCACCAATTCGGCCTCTGCGAACTGGAACACTTCCCATTCTTCGCCCTGCCCGATAGCCACCCGGTTGGCCCCAGCCAGCACATCGCGCGGGCTGGCAGAGGTCAGCGCACCGCGCAGCATCCGCACTTGCAAAGCGGGCCCTTCGTCCCAGCGCCCCGCAGCCGCCACAGCAAGGGCGTTTTCGGTGACACCCCAATGCATGGGCGCGGCAATCAGGGCGGCAAGTTCGAACTGGTCCTCGCCACTTGCATGGTGCAGCGCAACCGCGCCAGGCCATGCGCGCGCCATCACGCCAAGCCAAGGCGCGTGATCTTGCTCTGCGCCCGGGATAAGGGGCAAGTCCAGCACCAAAGGCTGGACCGGTCCCGGCGCTTCGTAGCCAGCGATGCGCGTGCGGCCCAGATCGGTGTCACCATAGCCATAGACGCCCGGTTCCACGCGGGTCGCTTCCATCTCGCGCGGACCCGAAAGTGTGGTGCGGTCAATGCGCCACAGCGCATGGCCAGCATCGGTCGCGATTTCAACGACATCGCCTGCGCCTAGGCTGGATGAGGGCGGCAGCGCAAAACGCGCCGTGTCGCGCGCAACCCGCGCTTCGGTCAGCCAGCGTTCCGCGATCAGCCGCGCTTCGCCATCGGGCAGCACCAACGGCAAGTCCGAGCCGGACGCGCGTGCAGAACTGGCATCGGGAAAGACTGCCTCGGCGGTGCGTAGATCGAAATCACCCGCTTCAGTCACATAGCCTACACGCACGCGGCCCGCGTCTTCAGCTTGCGGCGCGCGCATGCGTGTCAAATCGCCGCCATTCGCGCGCACCAGCGCATCCATCCCGATCCGCGCCACCGCCCGCCCGTCGCGCGAGATGAAATGCAACTGCCCATCGCGTTCAACCGCGTCGATGCCATAAGCCAGCATCAGCGATTGCAGCATGGCGCGCGGGCTGTCGGTTGAGGCCACGGCCATGCCACGCACAACTCCATGAACACGGCTGACATCGACCGCGCCAAGGCCCGCACGCGCGCAAATCTCGGCAATCACGGCATCGAGCGGTTGGGCGGTGGCCCGCCCCGTCACCCAATGGCCGCGCTGCCAATTCTCGCCATCGGCCCAAAGCTTGGTATTGGACGGAAACCATGGATAGGGCCGCGCATCCCAAGCCCAAAGATGGGCGCGGCTTAGATCGACCATGCGGCCAGAATAAACCTCAGAAACAGGGTTATGGCTCGGGTCTGACCAGTAGCGCTGAAAGGCCCGGATGTATTGCATCTGGATGGTGTCATCCCGCCACCCGCGCGAGAAATAGGGCGCGAAGCTTTCGGACGATTTCGGGTCCAGAAACACATTCGGCTGGTTGGTACCCCGGTCGATCGCGGCACATCCATATTCGGTAAACCAAATGGGTTTCGAGCGCGGCTCCCACGCGGTTTTCTGCGCCGCGCGCACTCCGCCGACCCGGTTGTGATGGTCGTTTTCCCACCAGCCGCGAATGTCCTTGTAGCGAAAAATCCAATCCTCGGCCCAGTCGCTTTCGTCGCGTATGGGCGTGCGGCGCTGTTGGTCGCGGTCCAGATCGCTGGCATAGAACCAGTCATACCCTTCACCGCCCGCGACATTGGCGGTCAGGTAGTCAAGGTTGTAGACACTGCCCCAACCCGCATCGGCATGGTCGGTCCCGTCGCGCCAGTCGGACAGCGGCATGTAATTGTCGATACTGATTGCGTCGATATTGGCATCGGCCCATAGCGGGTCCAGATGGAAAAAGCGGTCGCCCTCGGACGTGATATAGCCGAAATATTCCGACCAATCGGCGGCATAGGTGATCTTGGTGTCAGGCCCCAGAAGCGCGCGTATCTCGGCGGCCAGCGCGCGCAATGCGACCACGGCAGGAAAGCTGTTGCCTGCCCCGCGAATTTGGGTCAGCCCGCGCATTTCCGACCCGATACAGAACGCATCCACCCCGCCCGCTGCCGCACAAAGTGCCGCTTGGTGCAGGATGAAGCGGCGATAGCGCCATTCTTGCGGGCCGGCATAGCTGACCGCGCCGGGGGAGACTTGAAAATCTGCCGCACTTGCAGAGCCGAAAAAATCGGCGACCTCGACCTCTGCGGCAAGTGTGCCATCCGGGCTACCCGCCTGCCCCGGTGCTTTCGAGGTGGTGATCCGCCCGCGCCATGGCAAGACAGGTTGATCTTCTGCCTCGGAATAAGGATCGGGCAGACCGTTGGCAGCCATCTGCTCCATCAGGATGAACGGATAATACACGACCTTCTGCCCGCGTGCTTGCAAGGCGGAGATCGCGTCAATGACAGCGCGGTCTGACGGTGTTCCGCCATAAACGGGCACACCGTCTTGCAACGGCACTTGCGGAGTATCCGGCGCTTCGCGCTCGGCAACCGACCATGGATAATCGGGTGCTTCGCGGTCTGGAAACTCGATTTTTGGTTCTATCTGGCAGGCGCCTGCGCGCAGGTCTGACCCGAACCATGACACGACCATCACGACCGATTTACAGCGCGGCAATTCTCTCACCAAAGCGTCCAGACCCGCCACGATATCTGGCTGGCCAGTGGGCGAGTTCAGGTTCATGGGAAGATCAGCTTGATCGAAAATGCCTTCAAGCAACGGCGGCACAGGAAGCGGAAAGCGGCTTTCAATGGCAAAAACCGGGGATGGTGCATAGGTGAAATCGCCCGTTCCCGGCATAAGCGCGACGGCTTGAACCTGACCGGTCATTCCCTCCGGCGCATTGACCGCGCGCATCACCTCGAACGAGAGCTGCGGCACCCTGTTGCCATATGCGCCCAGTTCCAGATCCTCGATGACCACATAGGCAATGCCACGATAGGCCGGCGCAAGGCCCGCGCCTTCCACTGCGTCAATCAGCGGGTCGGGAAGCTGGTCTTCAGACCCGTCATAGACCCGCAAGTTCAAGTCAGACGGAGCAATCTCTTGTCCGTCGGCCCAGATCCGGCCAATGCCCAAAATAGGCCCTTCGCACAGCGCGACAGCCAAAGACATGGAATAGCTATACTCGCGCACCGTAGGTTTGCGCACAAGTTTTCCGCCGCCCCCGGATTCTGAAATGCTTTCGACAAAGCCGGTCGACCAGATGACCTGACCGCCTAATCGGACCCTGCCCCAAACCAAAGGCACGGGCGCCCCATCCAGGGCACCCGTCACCCTCAAACGTTCGATCCGGCCTTGTTCAATGACCTGAGAGCCGCCACCCATCAAGCGTTGGTCAATGACACGGCCCAAGGTTGCGCCGATAGCACGGCCAATAACCATGCCCGACAAGCCCAGAACGGCCCCCCCGAAGCTAGAGCCGACAGCCGCGCCAACGGCAGAGAGGACAAGAGTAGCCATGGATCACCTATTCGTTGTCTTGCAGCGGCGGAAAATCGAACCGCGCGATGATACGCCGTGCCCAAGGACGGCTAAGCGGCGCGCGCACCACGCCCGCGCGCGGGCAGGCATGGATGAACGCGCGCCCGCTTTCGCATTGAATGCCCAAGTGTTTGGCCCGCGCATTCGGGGCCAACCGATAGAGCAGCACTTGCCCATCCCCTGCCTTGGATGCCGGTTGCATATGGCGGCGCAGCGCCTCGAGCAGCGGCTCTCCCGCGCCCGCTTCTGCCCAAGAGGGGCTGTAAGGCGGTGGTAATTCGGCTTCAAAGCCATAACACGCGCGCCAAATACCCCGGATCAGCCCAAGGCAATCAGCCCCCACACCGCGCAGGCTGGCTTGGTGGCAATAGGGCGTGCCCAGCCAAGCCTCGGCCAAGGCCACCGGATCGCGAGTTAGCGCCGCCACGGGCCGCCCGTATTGGCTTGGTCCGCTTTCGGATAGGCCGTCAGCCAGTCTTCGCCCGGAATATGCGGGAAGCCACGGAAGTTCAGGAAATTGGCGAATTTGGTGCGGCAGGTCGCGGCCTGCTTATCGCACCCCACCTCTAGCCGGAACAGATTGCCCGGCACCAAAGGCGCGCGCAACGCATCCCACAGGGTAATGCGGCGGGGCGCGCCGCCTTGGTCCAGCCGAATCAGTGCCACCAAGCCTTGCGCCGCGCCAGACAGCCCAGTCAGGCGGCCATGGGTGAACCAGCCGGCGGCGAAACTGTCCAGCCCGTCAAACAGCAGCACATCCTCGGCCAGTCCTGCCAGCGCGATATCTGCCGAAAACCCGGCCTGCGCGGTGTCAAACCGGCACGCGCTATCACCCAACACCGCAGAACAAGCGGCATGGTAAACCCGCCCACCCTGTTGACCCAAGGCTTCGGACAGGCCCCGCAATTCGGCGCGGAACGCGTCGCCCGTACGCGTGATCTCTCCCAAGCTGCCGCGAAACAGCACACGGCGCTCGGCGACGTTCTGCCAGTTCACTTCCCAGATGGTCAGCTCTGCGCCGTCATAGCGCCCGGCCATGATGTCGGATTCCGTCAAACCGGCATCGCGCAGCGCGCCCACGGCTTCGGAATTGTCAACAGCAAGCCCGGTTACCTGCTCCAACGCGCGGGCGGTCAAGCCCGCTTCGGCGCGGAACGTGACCCCGTCGAAGCCAAGGTCCCGGTCGTGGTCGGTAAAGCCCAAGGTCGCGCCATCGGCACGGGTCAGCGCCCATGCGCGCGCCACGGTGGTGGTGCCAGACGCCAGATGATCGGCCAAGCTCATAGCCGCACCTCCAGCACCGGGACAGAGGGCAAGCTGCCTGCCTTGAAGCTGGCGACAGAGACCTGCACCAAATCGGTGTCAAAGCGCACGGGCACATCGAACTCGAACCCCGCGCGCACCTCTGCGCCGATATCCGGAGGGTGGGTGAAGCTCACATTGCCTGTGACCGTGTCGACGTTGTAGTCTTCGCCCAGCGTCAGCGCCGTTTGCCCCACCCCCGCCAACACACTGCTCGCCACGGGCTTGGTGATGGTTCGGTAGACAACTTGCGCGCCAGAGGCATAGGCTTTGCGCAACTGGAACACACGGTTCAAGCCGTCACCCAGCCCAAGCAGCTGGTCGAACGCGGTGATGGGCGCAGACGCCTTGGCAGAGCGATAATCGCCCCAATCCTTCCACCGAAAGCCGTGCAAGCGGCCTTGGCGCGCCTCGAAAATCGCGATCATGGCTTCCAGATCATCCAGCGCGCGCAGGCCCGCGCCTGCGTCATAGCGCCGCCGCGACGCAGACCAAGGCGTGTTGCGTTCCTCGAACCCGTTCGCAAGTTCGACGATTTCCGTGCGCCGTTCCGGCCCGCCAAGCGCGCCGAAACTCAAATTGGCCGGAAAGCGAATTTCGTGGAAAGCCATGGGCCTGCCCCCTTATCTTCAAGCGTTACGTTGACCGCGCGACAGCAGGCGGCCCATTTGTGCGGCAATCTGCGTTTGCGACCGCTCGAACCCCGCGACATCGGGAGTCGAGATGTTGAAGGTCACGTTTATCGGCTGACCGCCGCCGCCCGCGCGCACGCCAAGCCGCCCATCGGCCCCGCGTTGCAGGGGCAGAATGGCCTCTGGCCCGGCTTCTCCCATCAGCCCGGTTGTACCGCCGCGCATCGGGAACGCGGTTGCCTGAGAGATCACACCACCTTGCGCAAAGGGCAGAATGGACGACATCGCCCCGTTCACCCCCTGCGCCAGAAAGCTGCCAAAAGCGTTCTGCACCGGCTTCATAGCGGCGTTATAGACGCTGTCGATCATGGTCTGGGCAATGCCGCGCAGCGCGTCTTGCAGGCGCATCCCGTCGAAGATCACGCCGTCAAACGCGCGCCGCAAACCGCCCGCGAAATTGCGCGACAGCCCATCCACCTCGCGGCCCGTGAAGGTCATCGACCGGCCCAGATTGGCAAGTTCACTGTCAAATTCAGCAACCAAGCCGTTGGTCTGACCAAGGCGCAGTTCAAGCGCCGCGATCTGGGCTTCAAATTCCGTGGGCGTTGTCATCTGTCTGTCCTTTCGGCGTGTCGGGATAGCGCGCGGCCAGATCGTTCAGCCGGGCGCGGGTCAGCGGCCCGGTGCTGGCATCCAGCCCCGCCATCAGCATCAGCTCTGCCGGGGTCAGCGCCCAGAAATCGCGCGGGTACAGGCGCAACTGGCGCAGCCCGAGACACATCAATGCGGGCCAATCGAGGCCATTCATGGCGCGGCAAAGGCGCGGGCCAAGCACAGGGCGGCCGCGCGGGCGCAAGCGGGCATGCCGCCTGCGATTTCGACTGTCATCAGGTCCGCCGCTTGGCCCTGCCAGCCGCCCCCGCGCAGCCCTGCCACGAGGATCGCCAGCACATCGCGGCTGGCGATCTGGCCGCTTTCCAGCCGCGTGACCAAGTCCAGCACGGTTTCCCCGTTCAGCCCGGATTCAAGCTCTGCCAGCGCGCCCAAGGTCAGGCGCAGAATATGGGGTTGGCCGTTCAGAACCAGCTCAACCTCGCCCGCATAGGGGTTCGCCATCAGGCACCCCCGTCAGCGATAAAGTCCAACTGCCCAGCACTGGCCAGCGACAATTCGAACGTGGCCTCGCCATTATAGCTACCCGCGTAATCAAGGCCCGTGATCTGGAACGCGCCTTCGATAATGCCGAAATCGGGGATGATGACCTGAAATTCGGGCGTCTCGCCATTGAAGAAAATGGCGCGCGCGCGCTCATCCGTGCCCGCATCGCGAAACACGCCCGCGCCAGAGATGCTGGCCGATTTCACGCCCGCCCCACCCAGCAATTCGCGCCAACCGCCTTCACTGGAAAGTGACGTTACATCAACGGTTTCCGCGTTGAAGCTGATGCGGGT